AACGACATTTGGTTGACATCGCCGCGCTCGATGAGCATACGGAGATCTTTGGCATAGCTGGTATCTGGCGGGTAGATCTCAACGCCAAGGCCATTTTTGTCGGTGCTGAGTTTGAGCGTGCCCGCAGATCTGCGACCTAGCACAAGCGATGAGTCGTGATTGATCAGCGCTCGCACATCTGCGTTTTTATCCTCGAGGGTGCTGGCAAATGCCTGCGGCGCTATGCGCTCGCGGAACCCGCCCAGATCCTCGCTGAGCGGCCCGTACACGCTGGCATAGCCCATCAGTCGGCCAGCATCAGATGAGACGGTAGAGAGCAGTCTACGCTCCATTGTCGTCCTCCCTATCCATCTGTCCAGCGACTTTGTTCGCCCACGTTTGCCCCGGATCTCCGCCCCATAGCGCCCAAGCAATACGGCCAGCACTGGGAAAACCGTCTTGACCCGGCGACCAGCCCTCGCCCTGTGAATCGACGGCATGGCGGGCAAAATAACTCACCATGCGCCCAATTGTGTCGGGGCTGATGTTGCTGCCATTGCTGAGATCTCTTGCACGAGCAACGCCTACCTCAGTGCCACCACGACCATATTCGGCGCGCCACGCTAGACCTCGAGCGGCCTCTTCACGGACGCCAGCAGGTGGCGAGAAATCAATATTGTCGTATTTTGCTCGACGCTCAGCAGGCATCGATCGCTCAGTCTCTGTTTTGCGCAATGGCAGTATCGGTCGCCACTTGATGCGCCAGCCATGGCGACCACCTGGGCGGCTCGGTGGCACTAGCTCACGCTCACGCTCGATGCCACACACACGGCAGCGATTGGTCGAGCCATGCTCGCAGCTCGGGATCTGGTGCTCGGTCATTGCCAGCGCTAACGCAATCACGGCATCGCTGGCATATGCCTCGAGGTCGTTGGTCTCTGGCGGTGCTGCTGGTGCTACTGGCAGCGCTGTAGGATCGACGACAACTGGTGCGACAGTAGGATCAGCAGGCGGTGCTTGAGCTCCACCCATCGACGATACGGGTTGCATGTTGAGCGGTTGCAAGAACACATCTCCACCCTCGATAGGGTCGAGCTGCTCGAGCGCTCGGATCTCATTGACGGAGAGCCAGCCCCAGTTGCGGCCAATTGCATATGCGCTGTATCTCGCTGCGAGATCGGTGCGCAGCAGCCCCTCGACGCGATGCTCGACGTAGTAGCTGCTGCTGATCGGCAGGAGCAGTTTGTTGCGGACCTCCTGCTCGATGCGGACAAGCCATGGGCGCAGCGTCTCGCTGAGGAAAGCTTGGTTTTCCTGCTCGAGCGAGCTGTAGGTGCTGCCACCAGTTGCCCGCAGTTTGGATACGGGGATGTTAAACCAGCGGGCAATCTCCTCGAGCTGGAAACGTCGAGTCTCGAGGAACTGAGCATCATCTGGCGGTATCGCGGTCGTGGTCCATTTCATGCCTTCTTCGAGGATTGCGACCCTCGAGGCATTATCGATACCAGAGTGCAGACGTTCCCAATCGCCGCGAAGGCGACCGCGGGCATCGTCGCTGAGCCTGCCGGGATGCTCGAGCACGCCGGATGGTCTAGCGCCGCGACCAAAAAACGATGAGCCAAACGACTCAGCAGCAATGCCGAGACCGATCGAGTCTCGAGCCAATGCGACAACGCTGGCACCGACGTAGCCGTCACCGCCTGGGCCGCGTAGATGCAGTACGTCAGATGCAGGTATGTAGGTCGCACGAGAGAAATCGTCGCGATAAATATATTGTAGGTCGCCGTTCTCGGATCGTCCGACCTTCATGTTTTCGGCACGCAGCAACCATAGGCGCGTTGGGCGGCCGATTGTGTCTCGCTCAATCTCACAGTAGCCATTGCCCCACGTCAAAGCCTGCGCGAGCCATTGCTCACGCAACTGCATCGAGGTCATCTCCTCGTTTGGCGCAAAGCGCAGTAGGTCAGCCACCATCATGTCATCAGCGATAATGCGCCCGCTCGAGGTCTGCTGATAAACGTGAAATGGCAGGCTACTGATTGTTTCGGAGATAATACGGACGGCTTGCCAAAATGGTGCATAGCTGAGCGCTGATGACTCAGATACCTGCACACCGGCAGAGCTTACCGCACCACCATGAAACGCTATGAGCGCGGGATCTCGCAGGCTCGGACGATTGCCCGCGCGCAGCGTGAATAGGCTCTTGATGCGATCGATGATCGTCATATGAGAGTCATCCCCCGCGACTCGTACACCGATGGGGCACCACGCCCAATCGCTCCGCCTGCCTCACCGACTCGAGATCGTGCGACGGCCATAATGCTTGCCACAAGCGCGTCGATCTTTTCCGATGACTTTGCCTTGCTGGGCTTGATATTGCCAGCGGCGTCTGACTCTATCGAACAGTTACCCAGACACCATCGCAATACCGGATTGCCGTCATGTCTCAATTTTCTCGCCATGACTAATGTCTCAAAATCCTTAGCGGCAGGGCTCATGCTCGCATAGCCCTGCCCAAACGACACGATGTTCAGCCCATCGCTCTGCATCTGCTGAGCCAGTTGGCTAGCATTCCATCTGTCAATTGCGATATCGACGACCCGATACTGTGCGCATAATTGCTTGATCCGCGTGTACACATCCTCATACTCGATCACATCGCCATCGGTCACGTTGATGTGCCCGCTCGCATGCCATTGGTCGTAGCGCATGCGGTTGGTGCGCTCACGTTGTTTGAGCGCGCCTCGAGGTGCCCAGCATGTCGGCTCGATCCAGATCGTGCCATCGTCCAACGGAAACGCCAGCACAAATGCCGAAAGATCCATGGTACTGCTCAGGTCGAGCGCACCATAACACAATCGGCCATCGAGATCAGGTCGAGGGCTGCGGCATGCGTCCCATGTCTCAGGTGCGATCCATCGTGTGATCGTGTCGGTCCATTCGCAGAGATGCAAACGTCTGAATGCTAGCTCACGGGCAGGTGATTGGGCTGCGTCAAGCGCTGCTTGCCTCAGATAGTCCTCGCGGACCGATACACCATAGCCAGGGTTTGCCGCTCTCCATGTAGACTCATCACGCCACGATGCCCCGTCTGGCGCTCGGTAGAGCACGGGCAAAAATGATGGGTCTTTCAGCGTGCCATCGAGTACTGCTCGAGCGTGTAGGTGCATCTCGTAACAGAGTGAGTTGCGATCATGCCCTGCGGTCGTGATCGAGATTGTGAGGGGCTGCTGCCTTGCTCCAGTCGATGTGGTGAGCACATCCCAGAGCTCTCGATTAGGTTGCGCGTGGAGCTCATCAAATATGATGCCCGAGCAGTTCATGCCGTGCTTGGTGAATGCATCAGCAGAGATGGCACGATAACGATTGCCATTGCGTGTGACGATCTCCTTGCGCAGCACAGTGCAATGCGATGACAGTATTGGTGAGTGCTGTACCATGCTCGAGGCAATGTCGAACACAATTGATGCCTGCTCACGATCAGCGGCTGCCGACACGATTTCGGCCCCCTTCTCGCCATCAGCCAGTAGCAAATACAGAGCTATGCCAGCGGCTAGTGTGCTTTTGCCGTTTTTACGAGGTATCTCAATGTAGGCAGTGCGGTATTGACGCATACCATCAGGGCGCAATGTGCCAAATAGCGGCGCAATGATGTCACGATATTGCCAATCAGATAAAGCAAGAGGGCGTCCTGCATCGGCGCCCTTGACATGTACTAGAGCTTGATTGAAAAACAGCTTGACCTGCTCAGCCTTTATCCGCCCAGGAGTCTCAGTATCGCATTTTGCGGCTCGCTTGACGCTGCTGCTGCGGCTTGAGTTTCTGCTGGCAGCCTTGTTGCTGACCGTGTCCGCGGCATCAGGTTGAGCGAGATTAGCATCTCCCTGATCCGTGCCTCTGTCCTTGCTAACTCTGCGAACGCGGGGTGTACTGATGGGCCGGTCTCCCTCGCTATCACCGGCGACTCGAGCCCGTCGATGATTGCTCGCCATTGATCCGCCCTCGCTAGGATGCGGCAACATAATAGGACGCCTTGCAAGTCTACTTTTCCGCCAACGCCGACTGCGTTAAGCGCTGCCAATAGCCAGCGATAATAGACTCGCTCTTCCTTATTAAGACTAACTGGAGGCTTTTCTGGCAATGGTCCGCCAGCCTTGAGCCATCCCGCGCGGTTGACAGTTTTTCTGCCTCGCTTTGCCATCAGATTACCCAGTGTGACAAAAATCCCGTGCAAAAACACGTTCAGG